AGCCTGATCCGATCAGGGTCAAGCTAAATCCGATCAATTACTTTTTCGAGTTTGCGGCGCCAGTGTGCAAGCACTGTCCGAAGCAGCTCCCGCCGAGGTTTCACTGATGGCCGAGATAGAGGGGCGCCCCGGCCTCGATGATCTGGTGCTGCGTGTCGATAAGCCTCTCGAGAGCCGGCTGCTGTATCGCGACGACGATGGCAAGGACTATGACGTCCTCGATATGCGCGATGCGCTCATTGCAATCAGGGCCAACACGGCGCCGACCGCGGTTAGCCTGTCGCTGCCAAACCGGATCCGCGCGATCTACCAGATTGCCTGTCAGGCGTTGCCCGATGGGTAACTTCGAGGCACAGGCGCGCAGTTACGCTGCGTCGTCGCTAAAGTATTACGTCGCCCTTGAAAAGGCCAAGAAGCTGCTCGAGGTGGCCAAATGCCCGAACGCGCATTGCGTCGACGGTGTGGTGCAAGAGGGTTTTCCAGACGAGTGCGTGTTCGAGTGCCAGTTCTGCGCCGAGCGAAAAGTTCTGCTTGCAGACCGCATATGAATGGCGTAGTTTCAGAACGAATGAGGCCCCTACTCCGTGTCGGAACAGGGGCCTCAAAATCTGATAGTGCTTGGATGCCGCGATCAGATGCAACGATCTTACCACAAGATGTTGTGTCCTTCGCAACCCCCAAGCACCAGATCGGTGCTAACCCCACACTCGACCGAAACTCGCAGCAGGCAAAAATCGCAGGGAGGACCTACGGGCTGTCCGATGATCTGCGTGGCCATTAGGCGCAACGGGCAGACAAAGGCGAGCCAAGTAACCTGCTTCCGAGCAGGCCAAAGGCCCGGAGGTATGAGTGATGAAAATTAAACTAAGTTATGACGAGATCCTGCAGGGAGCGATTGTCGGCACACTTCGGCAGCTCGAAAACCTGCGGGACAATCGCAAGTCGGCGCACGGCTGCGGTACAGCGAACGACTGGCAGCTCCACATCGAGGGCGCCCTGGGTGAGCTCGCGCTGGCAAAGCATCTCGGCTGGTACTGGTCGAAAGGCATATTTCGAGGCGACGATGTCCACAACTTTCAGGTCCGAACGCGCAGCAAGCACTACTACGACCTAATCCTGCATCCCGATGATCCTGACGACAAAAACTTCTATCTGGTGACTGGTGTCAACGGTGAGTACCGCATCCGTGGCTGGATCAAGGGTATCGACGGCAAGCAGGACAAGCATTGGAAGGACCCTGCTGGCGGTAGACCTGCCTTTTTCGTGCCGGTATCGGAGCTGAACGGTGACTACTGACAAAAGAATTGAACGAATGCGGATCCGCGCAAAGCTGAGCGACGAGGATCGAGATTTATTGGATGCCATCAGAGAGATATTTCCGAATGCTCGAATGGTTGGCATACGTTTTAGCGATGGCGAGGCCATCGGCAACACAAGGGAGCTGGACAATGAGTGAGAATCTGATTTGCCATTTTGGCAAGCACGAAGGCGAGAAGCTGGAGGATATACCGAGCGGATATTTGCGGTGGGCGGTCAAGACAATAGACCCGGCGCCGCTTCCCAAGTACCAGAAAAACGATGACGGCAGTCAGAAAACCGTCGAAGAGGTCAGGAAGATGGAAAGCGATATGCTCGCCTTTCTGAACGCGGCCGAGAATGAAATTGAGAGGAGAGGTGACGATGACTAAGAAAACTAAACCGAAAAGACTGTCGCTACGGCAGGAACTTCGCAAGGTAGCCGAGACCAAGCTGCCGGCTGTGAAGCTGCAGGCTGCAGAAGCGATCGACAAGATTGCCAGAGAGTACGGCGTCGACTGGAAAGATCTGGTGAAAGCGATCTCTGATGGCACCAGCAAAACGGCCAATCATAACCTTGTGACGCAACTGGCCAACAAGGCCGAGGCCGACCTGATCGAGATATGGAATGACCAGCAAAAGCTGGATCTTGGAGAAAAAGATGGCGACGAGTAAGAAGTTTTCGACTACCGAGCTGGCACTCGACAATATCCTCGCCAGCGCCGCGACCCAGGTCCGCAAGAAACTGGACAAGGACACCATCGACGAGTACACGGAGGCGGTCAAGAACGGCGCCATATTCCCGGCGCTGGTGGTGTTCTCTGAGGTCGACTCCGACCGCTACATCTTGGCCGATGGCTTTCACAGGCATCACGCTTTCGTGAACGCCGAGATGACCGAGTGCAAGGTTGAGGTCCATCAGGGCAGCCTGCACGATGCCCTGCTCTGGGCGCTCGGCTGCAACGACGAGCACGGCCTCAGGCGCTCCAACGCCGACAAGCGTAACGCGGTCGAGGTGGCGCTCAAGGATCCAGAAATCTCTGGGCTGCAGGTAGTCCAGATTGCCGACATTTGCCGGGTGAACGAGCGCACGGTGCGCAGGATCCGTGATGACATGGATCTCAATGTCGCAGATCGCAAGAAGGCCAACGCAAAGGGCAAGGGTCAGAACCCGACGCCCGATGATGAGCGGCCAACGCGGCCGGCGCCGACTCAGGGTGAAGTTGAAACTGGTGAGCTGCGATCGTACCTATCAGGCTTCAAGGCCTTTCCATATGGCGGCGAAGATGTCGACGAGAGAATGGTAGATCTCAGCAAGGACGATACCGCGGATCTCGAGTACGTCGCAGCTTGGTGCAGTCATGCCGTGCTGGTCCTGAGGCGACGGTGACACAGTTCCGACCGGCAGCAGGGACCGCTGACTTCACCGAGATGATGGAGTTGGTGTTCGAGCTGCCGGATCGGGCGGCTCTGGTGGAGTACCTGCAGGACAAGTACGCCTTCATCGGCCCGACCGAGGAGAACATCAGGGTGCGGCAGTATATGTTCGACGAGCGCAACCAGTGGGACACGTATCTGGTGACGGTGGATGGCAGCGCCGTGCTGTTCTGCGATGGGCCAGTCCATGCGGATTGAGGACCGCCAGTATCAGGACGATGACGTCAACTATGCGATGCACCATGGCATCCAGCAGAAAATCATTCATTGCGCGCCGACTGGATCCGGCAAGACCATCATCCAGGTCAAGATCGCCAAGCGCGAAATGGAGCGCGGTGACTCAACGGCGATCCTGACGCCTCGCAACGAGATCTTCGACCAGACTCTCACTCATGCCGGCAGCTACATCGGTGTGGAGAACGTGAGCATCCTGAGGGCCAAGCGACCGGGTGAGCGATGGGACCCGGTCGCCCCGGTGCATATTGTGAGCTGGCCAACGCTGATCGCTCGCGCGCGCCGTTCAAATTTCTGGTTTCCAGATGTCAGGCGAGTGCTGGTCGACGAGTGTCACCTGTCGATGGCCCCCAAGATATTGGAGATCCTCGAACACTACGCGCCCAAGGCCCGGATCGACGGCTACACGGCCACGCCTGCCCGCCAGACCGGCAAGGGTCTCGGCCGCTTCTTTACTGAAATCAAGCATGTCACCAGTGTCAGGCGACTGATTACTGACGGTTGGCTGGCACCCTGCGAGTATTGGGGTGGCGCCACGCCAGACCTGACCGGCATCCGAGTCACGCGCGGCGACTACGAGAACGCGCCACTGTCGGAGGTCTGCGTCACGCTCGTCGGGGATGTGGTCGATAACTGGCTCAGGCTGGCCTCAGAGCGCCATACAATCGTGTTCGCGGTCGACATAGCCCATTGCGAGGCCCTGCATGATCGCTTCCGTGAGCTCGGCGTGAACAGCGCCAGCTTGCACATCAAGAAAACCACTGAGCAGCGCGAGGAGATCGTCGCGCAATTCAAGGCTGGCCAGATCCAGGTCCTCGTCAATGTGTCGATCGCCAGCTACGGCTTCGATGCGCCAAGCGTGAACTGCATTGTTATCGCTCGGCCGACCAAGTCCATCGTGTTGCACCTCCAGATGATCGGCCGGGGAATGCGGCCGGGGGTCTCGATCGAGGGCTACGTCATCAAGGATCCAGACCATCCCCATTTCAAAACCTGCATGATTCTCGACCACGCTGGCAACGTGACCGCTCTGGGCATGGCTGACGATCTATTCCGCTGGCGCCTCGATGATGGCAAGAAGGCTTGCGAGAACTGGACCAAGAACCCTGAGTCTGGCGAGCATGAACGGCGTGAGCAGGTCTGCGCTGACTGCAGCCACATATTCTCCGGCATGAGGATCTGTCCAAAGTGCGGTTGGGAAGTGCCACTCACCAAGCGCGACGTATCGGTGCAAGAGGGCGACCTGGTCCGCATCGGCAAGAATCTGGTCAAGGCCCTGCCTGAGGGTTGGGTCTCGCATGAGAAGTTTTACGCCATGCTGCTGCACCACTCCAAAGCTAACGGCGAGTCCGATAACTGGGCGCGCAATCAGTTCAAGAAAAAAGCTCTGTGCTGGCCCGAACCTCAGTGGGATGGCCAGCCGACCGTCCCGCCAGACAAGCGGGTCCGTAACTTTATCCAGTCGAGGAAATATGCGTATGGCGCAATGCAACGAAAGCTGCGAGCACAAGGCAAAATCCGATAGGCGCATTGCCCTGCTGGCTGATCGTCTGGCCATCACGTTGGTACTGCTCAAGCAGCGCCACGGTGATGACTGGGATCCGTGGTTTGGCGAAGGAATGTGGGAGGACGAGGGTGCGATGGGTGATGTTATTCGGGAATTCTCGGAGTACCAGACGGCCGTCAAGATCGTCCGGTTATTTTTGCAACGACAGGAGAAAAAGCAATGAGTCAGATGGATCCGATGCAGACAATGTTGCTGCAGATTTTATTCGGCAAGTGGTTGGGGCTGGCCAAGGAGGGCAAGATCGACGAGCTGATCGAGGATCTGGGCAAGGCGCTGGCCACGCTCGAGGAGGACGATTGAAAAAGACACGGCGCTGGACTGAGGAGGAGCTGAACAAGCTGTATCCGCGCAGAATGAAGGCCGCCAAGAAGGGCGGGGGTCGTTACGGCAACGTCAAGAAAATCACCGAGGACGGTATCCGGTTCGACAGCAAGCGTGAATATCTGCGCTACCTGGACCTGAAACTTCTCGAGCGAGCTGGCGAGATCCAAGATCTCATGGTGC